GGAGAGTGCTTTCACTTCGAGAACTATTACGAGATCGACGGCGGCCACCCTGTGTTTCGAGATAAAAACGAACAGATTCATAACCAGTGGGAAAGTCGCGGTGTAAAAAAAGAAAGCGATGTGCGGGTGGCAAACGGCAAGTTTTATAAGCGCGTGGGTATCTCTCGCCTGTCGGGATCGACAGACATCTGGGCCAGTAAGCGCATATTCAATGAAGACGAAAACTCTTTTTTGCCAGCGCAGCAGAAAGCTAACAGTGAGCTGTCCGCGATGTGGTTCCTCGGTGATTCGGAGGGCGAGTTCTCGCCAGACATGCAGACCATTACAGGTAACCGATGGCGCATCGGGCTGAATAACTACATCGACGATACCTCCGCAAACAATAAGCAGGTGCCGTTTGAAAGGCAGACCGAAAACAACAAGATGGCTTGGCTGATGGCGATACTGAGCCTGATGAACTTCGACTGGTTTGTTGAGGAGCCGCGCAATATCGGTGTGCAGGGCAGCAAGCCGATGCGGGGCAACATCACGCCATACGACTCGCATCACACAGTGTTGCTCAAGCTGCCGCGCACCAAGGGGCGCGTTGTCATGCCGAAGCAGCCAAAGCGCACAGAAAGCTATGGGGTGCGCCTCCACGATGTAGCGGGGCACAATCGCCACTACCGGGACGAGTTTGGTCAGGTGTATAAGACGGTGTACATCAAGCCGCATGAGCGAGGCAACGCCAAGCTAGGCAAGATCACCAAGGACTACGCGGTGGTGAAAGACGAGGACTAACAGATCCGGGGGCATCTCCCGCAGGGGAGCAGCGGCCTCAGTGTGAGCCAGTTCATATTTTCTGGCCGTGAAACAGAATCGATGCTGACGGGCTGTCCCCTAAGAAGCAACAGAGGCTCAAATCGATTTATCCGCTGCAATTTCAATTACAACCAAATGGAGTAGGATCAACCAATGGATATCAACTACAAAGCGATTGCAGGCTTTATCGCGTTCTTCATTGTGTGGGGCTTTGTGTCTGACGCAGACTACGAAGACGCGCTGCTGTCGCAGAAGATGTACGAGGAGCGTGTCTGCGTTCACAAGCTGCACAGCGACTACCTAGAGCTTGGGGTGCGCTGCGATGATTGAAGACGATGAGTACCGATGCACGGCGTGCGGCAAGGAGTGTGATGTTGTGGCGGAGGTGTCGATTGATCGAGAGCCTTACGGCGATCAGTTTGTCGAGCGCCGAAGCTATGAGCTGTACAGCAACTGCTGTCAGGCAGACGTAGAGGCCGTAGAAGAGCCGAGAATCATTCACTGATGCGCCGCAGCCCTGACCCCGTCAAAGAGGCTCAGAGAGCCGAAATAGAGCGCCTAGTGGCCGAGTATGTCGATGCTGGCGGAACGATACAGCGAGTCGATATTTCTGAGTATAAGCGCGAGCGGGGCCGATTGAGCAGGGCACAAATGAGCAAGCGATCGTACCTGATGCGCGGGTATAGCTGAAAGTGTGCCGGGTGTGCCGACATAACCTTTGATTGTGCCGGGGTCGCTGAGATTAACCCGGAGCACGCAACTTACTGTTTTTACTATCTTTTTTTCTTTATTAAGAGAGAGGGGTAAGAGAGACAGGTAAAAAGTTAAACCAGCAGGAAATAAAAAAGAAAATAGAAACGCAATCTCATGTGGTTTGAAAATTTATCCCGACTCATGGCACAAATGCGAAAAGGCGTTGAGGCGTAAGGGCTGTAGCGAGTTGGGGTGCCCATTCTGAGGCCGGAGCAAAAACCCGTGTTGGTTGACTCACCCTTGATCAACTGATTGTGGTATAGCCAACAGGTGATTGTGCAGGCATACTCGCCAAATCTAAGCAACTGAATTGCAAGGGAATTCAATGGCTATCGAAAAAGAAATCAATCTCGACCAGCTCTACGGGCTGGCGAAGATAGGGCTGACGGAGGCGCAGATAGCGACCAGCCTCGGCATCAGTGTCGCCACGCTGGAACGGCGTAAGAGCGATAATGAGGAGTTTGCGAAGACGTTAAAGGCTGGGAAGGCCGCTGGTGTGCAGTCTGTGACGAACGCGCTGTACGAGAACGCCGTCGATAAAGGTAATGCATCGAGCATGATCTTCTTCCTCAAGAACCGTGCAGGCTGGTCGGATAAGCAGGAGGTCGAGCACAGCGGCGGTGTTGGCGTAGACGTTACGCTCGATGCGGCTATCGAGGCGCTGAAGGCTGCGGGTATCGACCCGTCAAAGCTGTGATATCAGATCACGGGTCTGATGTATCGGTAGCTGTGGCGGGGGCTAATCAATGATTGGTACAGTTACGGGTACACCTCACTAGGAGGCGTTGAAAAAAGTCTAATGAAATCAATGACTTGCGATAACGGTAGGGGTAGGGGCTGTCGAGTTCTGAGGCGGCAATCTCGGTCAAACCCACTTCGCAAATCTGGGACTCCGGGTATGGGTGGGTACGGGTGGCATATCGAGTTACACATTGAGGGCGTTTTGTGACAGCAAGCACTTCAAAAAAAGCGTTTCGCAAAAAAGGGACTCCTGATCTGACAGAAGAGCAGGAAGAAAAAGCTGCGGAAATAGCCAAGGCAATTGCTGTTGTTAAGGAACATAAGCGAACGCACCGGCTAGATCATTTCACGCCTTACCCTTGGCAGCGCAAATTCTATAAGGCCGGAAACGAAAACAAGCAGCGCCTGTTGATGGCTGCAAACCGAGTCGGCAAGACCGCCAGCATGGCCGTGGAGGTGGCTTTTCATCTAACCGGCAACTACCCCGATTGGTGGGGCGGAATACGCTTCAAAAAACCAACCTCGATATGGTGCTTAGGGGTGTCTGGAGAGCAGCTCCGCGATGTTGTGGTGAAGGAGCTGTTTGGTGCCTATCTAGGCGAGGGCAAATTCGACGGTAACGGCCTTATCCGTCAGGATCAGGTCTATCAGGTGACACCGGCAATGGGCACGCCACGTCTCCCGCGTGATGTTGCGGTCAGACACGCCGCTGGCAACACCTCGCTGGTAAGTTTCAAGTCCTACACGCAGGGGCAGCATGTCCTGATGGGATCATCCCAAGACTTTATCTGGATTGACGAGGAACCCGTTGATCCAACGATCTACCCCCAGTGCTTAACAAGAACCGCCACCGGCAACGGCGGCGACGGTGGGTATGTCACGATGACCTTCACGCCGGAGAACGGCGTCACCGAGTTAGTCGCCCAGTTTATGGACAACCGAGCCTCTGGGCAGCACCTTGCAAACGCGACTTGGGACGATGCAAAGCACCTGAATAAAGAGACCAAGGAGCAGCTACTGGCTGCAATTCCTGAATATCAGCGGGATATGCGCTCCAAGGGCATCCCGGTGCTTGGCGAGGGCATGGTTTTCGCGCTCTCCGAGGAGGTTATTAAGTGCGAGCCGTTTGAGATTCCCGGCCACTATAAAAAATTGTGCGCCATCGACTTTGGGATCACTCACCCAACCACGGTTGTGTGGACGGCGTATAACCCAGACACCGATACGATCTTTGTGTATGACTGCTATAAGCGCGAGGGCGAGATACCGGCGGTTCACGCATCGGCGATCAAGTCACGCGGCAAAAACGTACCGATGATTTACCCCCACGACGGCGATTCAACGGAAAAGGGTTCCGGTAAGACACTGGCGGAGATGTATATCGAGGCCGGGGTGTTGATGGTGGGCAAGTTTACCAACCCGGACGGCTCGAACTATGTGGAGCCGGGGCTGATGGAAATGTTGGAGCGTTTTCGCACCGGCAGGTTGCAGGTTTTCAGCAACCTCTCCCCGTGGTTTGAGGAGTTCAGGCGATACCACCGCAAAAAGGGACGGATACACAAGGAATTTGACGATTTGATGGATGCTACGCGCTACGCGGCTATATCGGTTACCCGTTTCGGGCAAAACGACGCGGAGCAACAACAACTTGGCAACAAAGAAGGATATTTGAGTAATGAATATGACTATTGATGAGCAAGAGCTGCTCTTAACTCTGGAGCGCAACATTGATGCCGCTGACACCTATGCAAACAGCGAGGTAGGCGACCAGAGAGACAAGGGCCACCGCTACTATTACGGCGAGCCGATGGGTAACGAGACCCGTGGCCGCTCACAGCATGTGTCCCGCGACGTTTTCGACGCCGTTGAGGCTGTAAAGGCGATGATGTTGGAGACTTTCTCCGCAGATCGGAACATATGCCGATTCGATCCGCAGTCGCCGGAGGATGTTTTCACTGCCCGGATGGCTACGGCGTGGACAAACTACAACTTCTACCGCCAGAACAACGGCTACAAGATCCTCGCGGACGTGATCCACGACGCGCTGGTAGCTAAAACCGGCATCGTGAAGCGGTATTGGAAGTCTGACTACCGATACGAGTCCGAGGAGTTTAGCCAGTTCAGCGAGAACGAGTTTGCCATGATGATGTCAGCGCCAGACGTGGAGCTGATTGAGATGATGGAGGAATCGGTTGAGGTCGTGGACGAGCAGACCGGCACAGCGTTCTCGCAGGTAGCGATATCTGGCACCACCCGCCGCCGCTTCGACACATCTAAGGTCTGCGTCGAGACCGTGGAGCCTGAAGACTTCCTGATAAATCCGCGCGCCAAGACCGTGCAGGACTCTGACTTCTGCTCGCACCGCATGGCGCGTACCCGCGGCGAGCTGCTGGCTGAGGGCTTTGACCCCGATGTTGTTGCCAAGCTCGATGAGGAGGACATGCTGAAGGAGGACGGCTCGATTGGCCGGGACTCCGTTGATAGCTTCCGCCACGACAGATTCGGTTTGGATGACGCCAAAGACCGCGAGTATGTGACGCTGTACGAGAGTTACATCAAGCGCCACGACGCGGAGCTTAACGAGTGCGTTTACTATAAGTGCATCCATAGCCGTCATGTAATGCTGGACACTGAGCTGGTGGCTGAGATGCCTTTCCGCACCTTTACGCCATTCCCTCTCCCGCATCGCTTCTACGGCATGTCTCTGGCCGATCAGCTATGCGACTTGCAGAAGACGATGTCCTCCCTCAAGCGCGGCGTGGTCGATCACTTGATGTTGACCACCACCAGCCGCTGGGTTGCAAACCTGTCTTTGGTTAAGAACCCACGCGATCTGCTCGATAACAGGGTAGGCGCGGTGGTCGATGTAATGTCGCCCAACCCAGAAAGTGTGGTCAGACCACTGCCCACGCCTCAGCTCAACGGCAACGTCTATACGGCCATCGAGAACTTCGAGCAAGAGAAAGAGCAACGTTCTGGTAGCAGTCGAATGTCTCGCGGCATGGACTCCACCGCCATCAGCAAGCAGAACTCAAGCGATCTGATTAACACGTTTATGAACGCCTCTAACCGGCGGATCATGGTCATGTGTCGCAACTTCGCTGAGAACTTCCTGAAGCCGTTGATGCAAGACCTCTACAGGCTGGGCGTTGAGTACGAGAACGAGACAGTGATGCTACAGCTCGACGGTGCCTTCCAGCCCGTAACGCCCTCCGCGCTAGGTGACCGCACCGAGATGACGGTAGCTGTGGCGCTTACCCCGGAGGAGCAGCAGGCAGAGGCCCAGAAGCTGCTGACTCTGGACACCCAGTTCACGTCTAACCCAGCAGACCCAACCGTTGGCGGACTCTACGGCCAGCAGCAGCGTCACGCCCTGCTGTCCCGCGCCTTCGAGCTGCTGAACATCAAGGACGGGGCGTCGTTCCTGCAAGATCCGAACAGCCAAGAGTTCCAGCAGATGATGCAGCAGCAACAGCAGCAGATGCAGCAGCAACAGCAGGAGCAAATGCAGATGCAGATGCATCAGGCTGAGTTCCAAGCTGACATGCAGTCTCGACAGGTGTCCGTGCTAGAAGGGCAGCTTGAGCTGGACATCCTCAAGGAGCAGAACAGAACGGTGTTTGACCGCCAGAAGCAGGAGCACACCGAGGAAAACGCTGATTCTAAGCTGTTGATGGAGGCAGAGAAGATGAAGCACGACATGGCTATACAAGCCGCCGAGCTAGAACTGGAGCGCCAGCAAGGGAGGAACGTGAACATTGGATGATCTCAGCAGATTTGACGCCGTTATTAAAAGGGCGCAAGAGAACAAGAAACCCAAGCCTGACATTAAGCAGGTATTCAAGGAGTTCGAGGCATACAGGGCGCAGGCGGCTGCCCCTGTGGCTGAGAAAAGTGAAAAAACCAAAAAACCCAGAAAAACAAAGCAACCCGACGAGGACTTTTTAAAATGAGCGAATTAGAAACGATGGAAATGCATGAGCTGCAAGGCAAGGCCGACGCGGCCAGCGCGATGTTGAACTCGCAGGTGTTCAACGAAGCCTTCCAGATGATGAATCAGGGGATAGTTGACCAAATTTTACAGACGCCAGCCGAGGCGGGCGTGGAGCGCGAAAGGCTCTACGCGATGTTCAAAGCAGGCCAAATGTTCGTGCAGCAATTTGCTACATTAATCAACAACTTGGAGTTGCGTAAGCAACAAGAGGGTGAGTAGAATGGCAGAAGCGAACATTGATTCGACAGAGCAACCTTCTCAAGACTCTTCGGATCAGAGCACAATTGAACGATTGACCGCGCTTTTGGAATCCGAGCTGGATAACCCAGAGGTTGAGGAGCAATCCGATCAAGAGGCTGACGAAGCCGAAATTGTAGACGCAGAGTTTGAGGAAGCGCCCGAAGAGGACACCGCCGAGGCTGAGGAGGTCGAAGATGACCCAACCGATGAAGCTGAGACGGAGGAATCAGAAGAGCTGACGTTTGAAGTGGATGGGGAGACCCTGACCGCCGAAGAGCTGAAGCTGGGTTATCTCAGACAACGTGATTACACACAGAAGACGCAAAATGTAGCCGAGCAGAGGAAGGCTCTAGAGGCCCAAACCGAAGAAGCTCAAGCAACCATGAGTGCGTTAATGTCTGCCGCTGGCGCAGACCTTTCACGTTTTCAAAATGTGAATTGGGAACAGGCAGCGATAGACAGCCCTGAACAATATAAGCAGGCCAAAGCGGCCTATGAGCAGGCACAGTCCACCTTCAACTATATCAAGGCGCAGGCGGATCAGTTCCAGACTCAGCAACAGCAACAGACCGACGCAGCCGCGAAAGAGGCAGCGAAAGAAAGTCTGACTGTCCTGAAAACAAATATCCCCAACTGGAACAACGACTTGTATTACAAGATCGGGGAGTATGCTCAAGGTCTAGGTGTCAGCGGTGAGGAGTTTAATCAAGTCTCCGATCACCGTGTGATCACCGCGCTATGGAAGGCCATGCAGTTTGATCAGGCAAAACAGGTAGCGGCTAAAAAGAAAGTAAAGCCGTCTGCCACTAAAACTTTGTCAGGCAGCAAAGCTGACTCGACTAAGGCTGTTGAATCTGAGCGTGCCCGTAAGACACGGGAGAGACTCAGCAAGACAGGCTCCGTTGAAGACGCCGCAGCAGCCCTTTTGAACAGGATGAAATAAAATGCCTACAGTATCAGGTACTCTCTCAACTTTTGATCAGGTCGGTAAAAGGGACGATGTCGAGGACATCATTTATTCTATAGACCCAACCGAATGTCCCATGCTCACCAGCATTGGCACCTCAACGGCCTCTAACACTTTACATCAGTGGATGCAGGACTCCCTCGCCGCCGTAGCGACAAATGCAAACATCGAAGGAGCCGATGCAGGAACGGCCTCTACCGTCACACAGACCACGAAAACTGCTAACACGCAGATTTTTGATAAGGTCGTGCAGGTATCAGGCACCGCCGAGGCCGTTGGAACCTATGGCCGTACCAGCGATTTGGCGTATGCCATTGCTAAGGCCGGTAAGGAAATCAAGCGCGACATAGAACATTCGTTTGTTGGCGCTGGACAGGCAGGAACCGCTGGTAACAGCTCAACTGCACGTCAATTGACTTCCGCAGCTAACCAAATCAGTGCAAACACCACCAACACTGATTCGAGCAACAGGGCGCTAACGGAAGCACTCGTCCTCGACGTAGCACAAAAAGTGTACGAAAAAGGCGGCAATGCCACGCAGATGCAGGTAACACCTTCGCACTCTGTAACGGTTGCGGGTTTTGCTACGGCGTCTGGTCGTAACCGAGACTTCGGCACGGGCACTACGGTAGTTAACTCTGTGGATATCTTGGTAACTCCATTCTCTACAATATCTGTGGTTCCGAATAGGTTCCTCGACGCCAACACGGTGTTGATGCTGGATACCGAGTATTGGTCACGCGCAGTTCTGCGACCTATGCAGACTATTGTCTTAGCCAAGACCGGCGACAGCGACAAGCGTCAGATGCTGACAGAGCTTACCTTGGTGTGCGAGCACGACGAGGCAAGCGGCAAGATCGACGCGCTGACAGCGTAAAGATTGCTCACAACCCCTGAGCATGTCTCCCCCTTCGGGGGGAGGCACCCTTTACTTTTGGAGGCGGATGAATGTCAGAGATAACACCCCACATTGTTCACGACGAGGTCGAGGACAAGCTGCATGTAGCGCATACGCAAGATATCGCTCCAATCATTGCCGATAACATTGCTCGATCTAACGCGGTTGATAAACACGCCAAGTACGGCGAAACCGAGCGCGTGGCCTCTATACCGATGGTGGTTGTGTTGCAGTGGATGAAGGAGGGGATTAACGTAATGAACCCCACCTACGAGGATCAGAAGAAGATCAAGCAGCGCCTCAACTCCCCGGAGTATGCGTATCTTAGAACGCGGGGCGGCAGGTTATGAGTTTCACTACATATGACGGCCTAAAGGCTTCGGTAGCTGATTGGGTCAATAGGGAAGATTTAGTCTCTGTCATCCCAGATTTTATCGAGCTTGCAGAGAATCGCATCTTCCATGAATTGAGGTCGCCTATTAATGAAAAGACCGCTGATTTGACTCTAGGGTCTGACGGATACACGACGATTCCCAGCGACTATTTAGAGGTCAAGGATCTGTTTTGGAACTACAACCCGCTGTCTCGCGTGTCGCTGACACAGATACACAGCTACGTTGCTCGCACTGGCGCAGCCCCAGAGGTGTATGCGCGAGAGCAGTCCAAACTGCTTGTCTTTCCGAACCCAACGCAAGTCGCGGGGGACACTCTGCGAATAATTTACTACTTTGCCCCTACCAAGCTGTCTTCCTCAAATCCTACTAATCCAGTTTTTCAAACACTGCCCGAAGTTTATTTGTACGCCACTCTCGCAGAGGCTGCTAATTATCTGGGCAGTGACGGTTCGCGCTGGGAGGGCGGTTACCAAAGCGCAATGGGTCGTGCGCTGCAACACGCCAAGAGCAGCGAGTACGCAGGGGCGACTTCACAAGTTCAATCAGGGTACTAGCAAATGACTTCATTTTTTGAACATATAGGTACTGACGTTCAAGATGTTGCCGATGCATCTGCTTTGGCCTCCAAAGAGGCAGCAGAGGCAGCAAAGGTTGCCGCAGAAACTGCGAAATCTAGCGCGGAGTCTTCGGCAGCAAACGCCGCAACGTCGGCGGCAAATGCTTCTTCTTCGGAATCAAACGCAGGAACCTCAGAGACTAACTCATCAACCAGCGCCACTAACGCGGCAAATAGCGCCACGGCAGCGGCTACATCTGCCACTAACGCAGGAACGTCGGAGACTAACTCGGCAACTAGCGCCACAAACGCGGCGAATAGCGCCACGGCAGGAGCAACCTCCGCCACTAACGCAGGAACATCGGAGACCAACGCAGCGACTTCCGCTACTAACGCAGGAACGTCTGAGACTAACGCAGCGACTTCCGCTACAAATGCTGCTGGGTCTGCCACTACCGCGACAACAAAGGCAGGCGAGGCTTCAACATCGGCCTCCAACGCGGCAACCAGTGCGACATCCGCTGAGACTGCTAAGACCGCAGCAGAGACCGCCGAGACCAACGCTGAAACGGCAGAGACTAATGCCGCATCTAGCGCAACTTCAGCTTCTACATCTGCAAGCAACGCATCGACATCGGCCACTGCCGCGTCTACTTCCGCCAGTGCGGCAAGCACCAGCGAAACCAACGCAGCAACTTCCGCCACTAACGCAGGAACGTCTGAGACTAACGCTTCAAACAGCGCAACTTCAGCTTCTACGTCTGCGGGTAACGCATCGACATCCGCCACCGCTGCCGCTGGATCTGCCAGCGCGGCGAGCACCAGCGAGACTAACGCAGGAACTTCCGCCACAAACGCAGGAACTTCCGCCACAAACGCGGCGACCTCAGAAACAAATGCGGCTACTTCAGCGACCAGCGCAGCAACCAGCGCAACCACGGCCACGACGCAGGCAAGCACCAGCACGACGCAGGCAGGTAACAGCGCCACCTCCGCCACCGCCGCAAGTAACTCAGCTTCTTCTGCCGCGTCGGCTCAGACAGCCGCCGAGGCCGCTAGGGACTCCGCACTGGCAGCGTTGGACAGCTTCGATGATCGGTATTTAGGATCTAAGTCTAGCGCCCCCACTGTCGATAACGACGGCAACGCTCTGGTTTCGGGCGCTTTGTACTTCGACAGCACTAGCACCGCCATGAAGGTTTACGACGGTAGTCAGTGGCTTGACGCCTACGCCTCTCTGTCGGGTGCGCTGATAGCCAACCAGAACCTGTCGGATCTAAATAACGCCGCCACCGCTCGTACAAACTTGGGACTTGGTACGGCAGCTACAACGGCTGCAAGCGACTACGCCACAGCCGCTCAAGGCACCACCGCCGATAACGCGCTTGCTGCTTCCGCTGTCAGCACTTTTGGCGGAACGCTTATTGATGACGCTGACGCAGCAGCAGCACGCACCACGCTGGGGCTTGGCACAGCAGCCACAACGGCTGCAAGCGACTACGCCACAGCCGCGCAAGCTGACCAAACTGTTGCGCTAACCGGATCTGGCGGCACTACCGTTAGCGGGACATACCCCAACTTTACGGTTAGCAGCAGCGTCGGCACCACCGGCATAGTTGACAACAGTGACGCCACGGCGATCACGTTAAACTCTGACGAATCGGTTACGTTTGCTGGGGCTGTAACAGGCACTTCTGCAACATTTACCGTTGCTGATAATTCTGACAATCTGACGCTAACGTCAACTGACACTGATGATAACTCTGGCCCGAATGTTCGCTTGTACCGTAACTCAGGTTCTCCCGGCGATAACTATGTTCTAGGTCAAATAGACTTTGAGGGCAAAAACGACGCCTCTCAAGACACTCGTTACGGTTTCATCAGCGCCAAAATTAGTGATGCTAGTGACGGCACGGAGGATGGGCAGTTACGCTTCTTCACCATTAAGGGCGGCACAGAAACGCAAACCATGACGTTGGATTCAGGCAACGTCACTTTCGCTGAAGACATCAACGTAGCCAACAACAAGTCAGCCATTTTCGGCTCTAGCTCATCAGGTCTAGAGGTCAAAGCAAGTGGGACTAATTCTTTCATTAAGCACACAGGCGGGGGCAGTCTTGTAATCCCGACTAACGAGTTTGAGGTACGCAACGCGGCAGACAGTCAGTACATGATCAGAGCGCAAGACGGTGGGTACGTCAGACTTTACCACGGCGGCAGCGGCAAGCTGATAACGGAAAGCGGAGGCGTGTACGTCACCGGCGCAATGGACGCAGACAATTTCAAAATTGCTGGCGCTCAAGGCACCGACGGGCAGGTGCTTACAAGCACGGGGTCTGGCGTTGCGTGGGAGAACGCACCCGGCGGCTCCGTTGCAGGAATCTCGTCAAGTGCGGATGCCACCGCCATGACAATCGATAGCAATGAAAAGATCGGTATCTCGCTTACGAATCCCGGCGACTTCAGCAGCAATGACGCTAATAACTTGGTTGTTGGCGGCTCTGGTTCCAACGGCATGACGCTGATCATGGGAGAAACCAACGGAGACACAGCAAGACTAGATTTCCGCAGCACCAAATTAACAGGCAGCTTTGCCAACATATATACTTACATCGAGGTGACTTCGCCTTTCGGAAATTCTCCTCACGACCAAATGATTTTCGCAGTCCAAGACGAAGAAGCAATGAGGATAGTCAGGGCAAGCTCTAGCGAATATGTTTTGATTGGAAAATCGTCTGCTAATTTAGACACAAACGGCTTCCAATCAAGGAATGGATACGAATTCACTTGGACTGCTTCATCTAGCCAGTACCCGCTCAATATTCGCTCCGGTGGTAGTTATACATTTGAAGTTAGAGGTAATGGTCAAATTAAATCAGCTTATACCTCCATCTCGTCGATATCCGATGAGAGAGTAAAAGAGAACATTGTTGGTCTAGAAACCGGCCTTACACAGATCATGGCATTGCAGCCGAGGCGGTTCGATTTCAAAGACGGCGAAGGCAGCGGCGAAAAGAACGTAGCTGGTTTCGTTGCTCAAGAGGTCGAATCTGTTTTGCCGGATCTTGTCGACTTTTCGAGGCACAAAACCCTAACAGATTGCAAATCCTTAAAAATGGGCGACATGATCCCAACAATGGTCAAAGCGATGCAGGAGCAGCAGGCTGTGATTGAGTCTTTAACCAACCGCATCGCGGCGCTGGAGCAGTAAAATGGCTGTAACTTGGACTATAGAAGATTTAGAAAGTGACCCTAATGGCGGCGTTGTTGTGGCGCACTGGAGAGCTTCGGATGGTCAAGGTGAGCACTCAAGTAGCAAATACGGTGCATGCTCACTAACGCCTGATCCATCAAGTTCGGGATACATAGCTTTTGATAGCTTAGATGAGGCCGTGGTTGTGGGGTGGGTCAAGGCTAACGTAGACGCTGATCAGATCGAGGCAAACATCGCCGCAAAAATTGAAAGGTCTAAAGAAGAACCACAATTGACCCACGGTAAGCCTTGGTCATAAGTCTTTGATTAGTAAACAACATTAAGTAGAATCGACAACTAGCAACTCTGCTATACCGCCGTCCGGCGACAGCACACAAAACCTTTTGGAGCCATATGGATTTTCGATACTTTACAGTCGAGGAATTTGCGTGCAGCGAGACCGGCGAAAACGACATCCGCTGGGACTTTATATCGGCGCTCGATGACCTACGCGGCGTGTGCGGTTTTCCGTTCTCCATAACTAGCGGGTTTCGCAGCCACAAGCACAGCATAGAGGCACGCAAAGCCCAGCCGGGGCAGCACACCTTTGGCAACGCTGCCGATATCGCGGTCAGTAACGGAATTGAACGGTATGCGATTGTGAGTAACGCAATAAAACTGGGTTTCAAGGGCATCGGAATAGCGAGAACTTTTATTCACGTCGATACACGCGAATCTGACGGCGTCATATGGACGTACAGCTAGTGGATGTCGAGACAAGGCTGGATAAGTTTGAGGCAAAGCTCGACAGCATTAACGATGCGCTGATAAGCCTAGCGAGGATCGAGGAGCGGGTGACTACGATTTTGAAAAATAATGAGCGGATGCATACCGAGGTCAACGATCTGGATGAGCGCGTTGGAGATCTTGAACAGCAGAGCGCCGTACAGGGTTTCACGCTGAGTAAAGGCGAGCGCCTTTTTTGGATTGGCATGACGGTTTTCGCCGGTTTGTTGGCTAGCGGAATTCAATATGGCAGCTAAGAGGCTTGAGGAAGGGTCGATCTATGCCGACAAGGACTTGGATGGCGACGGCGTGGTGAGTGACTCAGAACTGGAAACCTCAGAGAAGTTGCAAGAGATGCAGTTAGCGCATGAGAGAGCGGACGCACAGAGAGCCATGAGTTGGTTCGCCCTATGGGGAATGCTGCTCTACCCATCGTTGGTGGTGGTTAGCGAATTCTTTGGTATGAACCAAGCGGCCTCGATTCTCGGTGATATGGCTGCGGTGTATTTCGTGAGTGTTGCGGGTATTTTGGCCGCGTTTTTTGGGGCGCAAGCATGGTCAAACAGAGGTAACAGATGAGTCTTATCACATCGATCATAGGGCCAGTGGCAGACCTCGGTAAGACTTGGCTCGAAGGCAAGGTCGCAAAGACGAAAGCGAAGGCAGAAGCCGAAGCTAAAGTGATGGTCACGCAGGCGGAAAGCGCGGCGGATTGGGAAACGGCAATGGCGCGTGCCAGCAACCAAAGCTGGAAAGACGAGTGGATAACAATTTTGTTTTCTATCCCGCTGATTCTCGCCTTCATCCCGCCAGCGGTGCCGCATGTGCAGGAAGGTTTTCGCGTCTTAGCTGGGATGCCGGAGTGGTATCAATACGGCCTTAGCGTAATTATTGCGGCTAGTTTTGGTGTCCGTGGCGTCATTGGAATAATGAACAAGGTGAAAAAATAATGGCTTTAGAAAGCAGCACATTCATCAACGGCTTGGTGGCGTCAAACCCCACTAGCTCTGACAACATCAGCGACGGCGATAACCACATTCGATTGCTCAAGAGCACGGTGAAGGCGACGTTTCCTAACGTAACCGGCGCGGTTACCGGCACGCACACAGATATTAACAGCGCGGTCACAGCAGCCAACGCGGCGACTAACGCCAACACTGCCAGCACTATCGTCAAGCGCGACGGCTCTGGAAACTTTACCGCCGGAACGGTGACAGCCGCTCTAACGGGCAACGTAACAGGCAACGTGACGGGTGACGTGACGGGTAGCGCCGGAACCGCTGGCCGCTGGACTACTGCAAGAACGATTACGCTGGGTGGCAACCTAAGCGGCAGCGTTTCTATTCGCGGGGACGCAAACGTCACTCTCACCGCCACGGTCGCCGATGACAGCCACAATCACGTCATCTCAAACATAGACAGCTTACAGACCGCTTTAGACGGAAAAGTTAATAACTCTCGGGTGCTAACCGACGTGCCAAGTGGCGCACTTTTCACCGACACCAACACCACCTACTCGGTTGGCAACGGCGGACTGACAGAAATCAACTTTACCAGCGCGTTAAACAGCAAGTTAGCTGGCATTGAAGCAGGAGCGAAGGGAGACCAAACAGCTTCTGAAATTGTTGCTCTGGCAGCGGGGTGCAACGCAGGGAGCGTTGACGGTTTCAGCATCAGCACCGCCTCCTCCGGCAGTGACGCAAGCACAATATATTTTAGGACGTAAAGATGCCTATTGCCGTTGGCGGGACAAACATCACAGACATCCGTATCGGTAGCACGGCGATTAACTCCGTCTACGTCGGAAGCCAACTTGTTTGGTCGAGGATGAGCCTTAGCCGCAGTGCATCTTCGGGCACCCTCTCCGGCAGTGAGGTTGTCTATTTAAACGACCTGAACACTGCACCCTTTGCTCCAGCGGTAGCGAGCGTTTTAATTACTACAAACCCCACCACCAGCGTGACTTGGTCGTTTCAAAAAAATTCCGGCACCACGGCGACCACAGGAACGACATCTGGCAACACCACCGCCGTGACCTTAATTCGTAATGCGAACCAAGGCGCAGGCACGTCAACCGCCTCGTACAGCGTTTTCGCTTATATAGGTGGTTCGCAAGTTGCAAGCATCACAGTCAACCTTCGAGCCATTCAGGATTACATCTGATGCCCTATATACCACTACGAAAAATCGGCGCAGGCGGCATAGTCACTGATCAAGACCCTTACGATCTAGAGCTAACGCAATTTCCAAGTGGCAACAACGTCACGTTTCACTCTGGACGTATCGGCAAGGCGCTGGGTCACAGCGTCAGAGAATCTTTATCTTTTCAGCCAACTCATGTGCAAGGCTGGCTGTATACGGGCAATAACACGTTGGTGATCGGGGAGCTTAACAAGCTGTACCGCTTCGACGGTACGACGGTCACCAACGTGACCAAGACTTCCGACGCCACAAATTACAGCAACTCACCACGCTGGCAAGGTGCCCAACTCGGAACGGCGATGATGATGAACAATGGGGCAGAGGCACCACAGTACATGCTGCCCAACGGCACGCGCTTTGCTGACCTTCCTTCGTGGCCCAGCAACTTAGTCACACAGTGCTTAAAGCCGTTTAACAGCTTCTTAGTGATGACGGGTTACGAGGTCGGAAGTAGCAAGAGACCCTACACCGTGCGGTGGTCGGACGAATACGACCCTTCTAGCATACCCAGCGACTACGACATCACCAGCACGACTAACCTTTCTGGCGAGACAACACTGGGCGGTTCAAACGGCGAGTTGATTGATCAATTGACTTTGAACAACTCGAACATCATTTACGCCGAGCGCGGCGTCTACGCTATGGACTTCATCGGTTTCCCGCTGGTCTTCTCTTTTCGAGAAGTGTTTAGCGATGACGGCATTCTTAACCGTGGCGCTGTGGCATCAATTCCTAACGGCCATGTGGTTGTGGGCCAAAACGACATCTACTTGCACGATGGATCAAACAAGCGGTCATTGGTTGACAATAAAGTAAGACGGACGTTTTACAACGACTTGGCCGATACCCGCTCTGTTTTCTGTCAGACCATCCCAGACTCTACCGAAGTCTATATCTGTTACTCCGATCAAGACGCCACCAACGCTGAGTCGGCTAACCGCGCACTGGTCTACAACTGGGCGCAGGACGCATTCACATTCATAGACCTGCCCAGTGTTAGAGCCTTAACCGTTGCGGACAAGATGGACACCAGTGGCAATTACGCTAACTCGACGGCAACTTGGAACCAGTCGAGCGATTACTGGTCGAACGTCAGCTTAGGCACTGAGGCTAATAACATTCGAGTGTTTGGAGCCTGCTATACCGACAGCAAAATCAGGATGCTAAAGGACACCAACGGCCTCAGTGGCACCTCAATGAGTGCCTTTTTGGAGGCTACAAAGATAGATCTAGATCAAGTCATCGGGCAGTCCACTCGAAACATCAAACAATTAAAAGGCATTATGCCCCAGATCGAGGGAACCGGATCTGTCCGCATCGAGGTAGGCATCTCCGACGCGCCGCAGGACGGCATACGTTGGCAGGTAGATAAGACCTTTAACGTAGAAACGGATCATAAGATTGACTTCCGCACAAGCGGCAGGTATTTCGCGCTGCGTATCTCCTCAGATTCCGCGTCGGACTACTGGCGGCTAACCGGCCTTGATATCGACGTTCAGGAGGTAGCTGGCCGATGAGCTACATACCTTCTAGCACAGCCGCTGACACAGCTACGGGGTTGCGTAGCTGGTTGCTTCAAGAGCTTAACAGGATTGCCAACGGCTTCACCGTGGCGTCTCAGACAACGACGCTGCCGGTTTTAACCGTGGAACCATCAAAGCCCGTTACTGGTCAGATTGTTTTTGCTGACGGCACAGGCTGGAACCCCGGCAGTGGCCGAGGTCTCTACTACTACGACACAAACGCTTGGACGCACATAGCATAGGAAAAGATAATGATATTTAGTTTTGGCGGAAGTAAATCAAAAAGCAGCTCGAAAAGTGCATCAAACACATATGTTGATCCTTCTCAACAGCCGTTTCTGTCAGACCTTCGCAGACAAGCGCAGGGTTTGAACAATCAAGGTATGCCGGTTGAGGGCGTTGCGGGTATCAACCCGAACTTAGCTAACGCTTTGAATAATCAATACATGGGCGGGAACATGCAGGCGGGAGCTGGCGCTGGCCTTATGGGGTCTGGCTCTGCTCTGGCTGGTGGTTCCATGTCTGCTTTGAACTTTGCGAATCAGGCAATGAACACCGGAGGGTACTCGCCAAGAGGAGGAGGAGGAGCCATTAACACAGCTTTCGGCGCGGGTAATCGATACGCTGGCGGTGTCGCTCAAGGCGACATAGCTCAAGGTTCAGGCGTTGATTTCAATATGGCCGGAAACATGGCGAACAGCGCCAGCACTGCTGACGCCGCAAACATGAACGCCGCAACCAACGCAGGATTCAACCAGAACAACCTAAGCAATTACATTAACAACGATGTGCTTCAGGGTCAGATCGATGCCGCAAGCCGAGACATCACCCGAAACCTTCAGCAGAACACCTTGCCACAGATACAGGGTATGGCCGCTGGCGCTGGCAGCTCTGGGTCAAGCCGCATCGGGAACATGATGGGAACCGCGATGGGTATGGCAAATGAAAGCATCGGCGACATCTCAGCAAACATGCGTGGGTCTGCCTACAACCAAGCACTTGGCATCGAGTCAAATCGTGCAGCGCAAAACGCTGGTTTCCAGCAGGGGGCTAATCAGGCCAACGCTGGTTTCATTCAACAAGCCAATCAGTTTAACGCCGGGGCGCAGAACAACCTTCTTGGTCAAGGATACGGAATCGGTGCATCTCAGCTTGAGTCTAACCTTGGTAGACAGCAGCAAGGCGGTCAGTTCAACGCTGGCTCCTTCAACGACGCCCGGAACTTTGGCAGCCGATTAGGCGCAGACGCCTTTAACAACAACATGATGAACCAGCAGTTTGGTGCCACTTTGGCTGCACGCCTTGGGGCGCAGGGTACAAGTGATATGCAAGCGGGTGCCGGTATGTTCAACACTGGCGTGGGGCAACAACTTTCAAGCGGCCAGTATGGCAGAGACTATGAGCAGCAACTTTACAACCAAGATTTCCGCCAAGGAATGGCACCGTTCAACTCTCTGAACTTCTACAACCAGATCGTTGGAGCACCTAACAATCTTTCGTCAGCCACCAGTAGCAGCAAGGGCAAGA